ATATCAAGATCACCGTGGGGTCTTGTAGGCCAAAGTCCACGGCGATCAGCGCCGCCCATCCCTCGGTATCTTCCGTGCGGACATTCTGCTGTCTCGTGAAGTTGGGGTAAACCGCGCCATCGGCGGCAACCCATAACCCCTCAAGGAGCCGTGAGCGCAGATGGCCAGAGAGGTTACTTAGGGTGTCCAGGTAGGTCCGGCCGGCCTCGGTCCAGTCGTGGCCATCCCAGAGCACCGGGTTGTCATGGTGGACACTGGACAGCATCGTCATCTTCTTGGCAACATGGCAGCGCCGATAGATCCAATGGCCCGGCCCCTGTGGGTTGGTGTCTCCGAAGACCTGGTTGTACGGCATGACCCGGCCAGGACGATTGACGCGGGTAGTGAGTTTCTGCCATGCGTCCTCGTCAATCTCCCACGCCTCATTCACATAGATCAGATCGTAGTCACGGCTCATCACCTTATCGGCCTTGTCCAGACCACCGACAAGGATTTGTGAACCATTGGGATAGCCAAAAGCAGCCGGCTTGAACTTGGAGCCGCCGAACGGCACCACGCCCCAAGAGCCGGACGCCAGCACACGTTCGCGGTAAGTAACCACGGCGGATGCGGTCAGGTCTTCCTGTGTCTTCCGGACCATGAGCGCCCGCATGCCGGGATACTTGAGGGCGGCCAGGTGCAACCGCCAGAGTGCGCCGTAGGTCTTGCCGGTGCCGGCTGGGCCACTGATAACAACCTCGGGCTCATGGTGGCGGAAGAGGTCGGCGGATGCACCACGAGGCCAATACGTGACCGTTCCATCGCTGGCAAGCCGCTGGATGGCCGGAGCGACCACGCTACACGTCCTCTTCCGATATGCCGATGAGACGGACAGACGACGTAAGATCGCCGGAGAGGTTCAGACTATCCGTGAAGAGTTTGTAATTCTTGCCAAGGAGTTCTAGTGACTTGATCTTGGCGGTGAGGTCCATGCGAACATCAACAATCTCGCCATCCTTATCTCGCTTGATCGTTAGGAAATCACGCCATTCCGCAGACGCCACATCGGTCAGTTCCGCCAGGACTTCAGCCGCGCCCATCGTCATTGCTTCCAGGTGTTTATCTATGCGCGCGCGGATGTGGGCATTCTTCAACAGGCGGTAGCCCTCTGTCCCAGCCGACACATCCGAATACCCGGCCATCCGTGCCGCCTTGGACGCGTTGAAACGAGCCTCGCCAATGTAGGCGAGAACAAACGCCTCTTGCTTATCCTTCAGGCTAGGGTCTTGCACCTACGGTTATCTCCGCCTTAACGCAAACACCCCTCCGAGCACGCCTGTTCAGGCGTCAACTAGTCAATCGTCAACTACTCAGACGTAGACTAGTTATGCGTCAACTATACAGGATCACTAATCAGGGGTGGCGCCAGCGCCTCGTAGTCGATCATCCCGTTGCCTCCTGTGTGGGGTGTGCCGCACGAACGAGCCGAGCAATCGCCGCATCATGTAGATCAAGCACCATTGCAGCCGCAGCCAGGTGCGCCAGTTCGGGTATCCGCTCCCCGGATGTCCAACGTTGGACCGTGGAATGATTGACGGCGATACGGCGAGCAAGGGCGGACTGGCTGATACCGCGATCGGTTAGCAGGCGGGTGAGTTCGGATGCGATGGTCATCGAAGCACATCCTCTATCGTCCCGGTGTGCCAATCCACCGGCGTAAACACATACGTTTCAATCCCGCACGCCGCAAGAGCTTCGAGCCATGCGTCCTGTGCAGGTGTGGCATGTTTCCCTGTTTGTTTCAGTTCGATCACGACGAGCCGAGGAGGACGGCAGAGCACCAGATCGGGCCAACCTCGATCGCTCCCTACGCTGAACTTTGTGTGATAAGACCGATACCCCAGCATGCCCGCCATCTTGACAACGGCGGATTGCAGTTCGGCCTCGGTCATGCGCATGTGATACGTGGTTAGTGTGTTGTTCAATCCATCATCCCCACTCGTGCCGGCCGGTGCGCCGGTGGCGTGGCCGAAAGCGCATCGAAATATGCGGCGCTCAATTTCTCTTGTTGTGCCGCTGGCTTCTTCTCGGTCAACTGAACCACCTTATCGATAAACCCGCGCATCTCTCGCTCATGGGCGGCGATGGTGTGGGCGCATTGCCAGTAGCGGTCAATGCGTTTCGGCCAGAGCGGATGATCGTAGGGATGGTGGTCGAGCCAGTCATTGAGGCGCACCTTGACTGGTTCGAGCCGTCGCACTCTTTCGCGCAGGTAGTTCACTTGTTGGCCTCTCCATGTTGCCGCCTGGATGTGGCGGTCGAGGCGGCCAGCCTCTTTGGCGCGGCGTTCGGCGCGTTGGGTTTCGGCCACGCCCGGGAGACCGAGCTGGGGAGATCGGGTGGCGACGGATGCGGCGGGTTTGCCGCCAAAGGTCAGGCCGGCCATCAGGCAACCTCCACGCCCGCGAACATCGGGGCATCGCCTTTGATCCTTGCTGACGCCATGCGAGCATATTCAGGATTGAGTTCAACCAGGATGGCATCGCGGCCAAGGCGATCGGCCACCAGGCCAACGGTGCCAGCGCCACCGAAGGGATCGAGAACGGTGCAGGGGATGGTCTCGATGTCGGGACAGCGGCATGAAGGAATCCATGTAAGCGTCTTCTTCGCCGTTACTGGCGCGTACTCGACAACCGGAGCACGTCCATTGCGGTGAAAGGAACCGTGTGCACCCTCTCCTGTGTCCCAGCCCGCGCCCTTCCGGTGAACATCCCCTGTATCGATTCGCTCCACCACCCGCACCCACGGACTCAAGCACGCAGGACAGCACCCTTTTTCGCTGGTGCATGCCAGGATCATCGGCTCGACCAACTTGGGCGGGAAGGTGGCGAAGTGGGCGCCGGGGTAGGGGGTGGTGGCGATGGTCCAGACGTTGCGCTTGTTGCGGCCTGCGGGGTTATCCTCACGCCCTGCCTGGGATACGCGACCGAGTCCGTTGATTCCCGTCTTCCCTTCAGTGAATGTGCTGCCCGCCGCGCCCTTGATGAGCGGTTCCCTAATCGCATCCGCATCGTAGAAATACCGGGGCGACTTGCTCAGCAGGAACACATGCTCATGGGCGCTGGTTGGCCTGTCTCCGACCGACTCGGGCATGGGATTGGGTTTCGCCCAGATGATGTCGCTCCGCAGATACCATCCGTCGTCTTGCAGCGCGATGGCGACACGGGCCGGGATCATCATCAGGTCTTTGGATTTAAGTTTGAACTCGTCACGCCTGCGAATCGGTCGCTGAGATGCTGTTACCGATTGCTTGTCGGTCGCGTATGCCTTGCCGTGATACCGCTCGTTGAACCCTGACTTGGTATCTCCGCCGTTGCCGCCCGCGTAGCTATCCCCAAGATTCAAAAAACATACCCCATCGTCCCGCAGCACCCTCCGCACCCCACGAAACACGTCAACCAGCGTGGCGATGTATTCGGCGAGGGTGGGTTCGATGCCGATCTGGTTATCGATGCGGACGGCGCCGCACTTGCCGCAGGTGGAGCGGTACTGCTGGTTGTGTGCGGTCGTGTCGATGCCGCCGGTGATCGTTGAATGCGGCCCGCCCCGCGTGGAGCCGACCGGCATCATGTGATCACACCCCGCATCGCCGCCATCCCATTGCGCCGTGCCGTAATCCCGGAGTCCAAAGTAGGGCGGCGACGTGATGCAGCAGTGGACCGAGGCATCCGGGATGTCTGCGAGCCGTGCCCGCACATCGCCAACAAGTATCCGGGTAGTCATGCAACCTCCGCCCAATCGATCCCCGGATTCCACGTCGCCGGGATCTCCGCGCCCTCGATGGGTGTGAGGATGCGCAAGGCATCTCGCAACACGTCCTGAGCCTCTGAGCGCGCCACGATGGCATCACAGAGTTTTGCGTCGGTCATGTCGAACGCTTTCGTGCCCTGTTGGTGCTTGTGCTTCTCCCACCAAATCATGCCGCGATAGACGTACGCATCGATCTTGCCGATCTCCCCGGCCAGCGCAGCTGCGTGGGCGAAGCACGCTCTGATTAGGTGTTCCTTTCGTCGGTCCCACGTGCCGCGCGATGCCGTCGCCTCGATCTCGTCAAGGCGCCGGCGAACGTCGGCGGTGCGTTCCGTGATGGTCATGCTGCCTTGTCCTTCTTCCACCAAGCGCCTTCGCCAAAGTGAACGAGTCCGTGCCCGTCAGGACCGCGGCGAACATGGAGTACGGGTCGATCGATGGCGCGCGGCATCGGCGCCTTGATGGTCTTGAGCGTCCGGTCGTAGTACTCGCCGTCCCAATCGGATGACCGGATGACGGGTGCGTAGTGCACCGCGAAGAGGTCGCCGTATCTGCTCAGGACGTAGACGGCCCCGTAATTCTTTTGATGGCAGAAGCGCACCTCTGCGGGCACCCGGGCCTCTTCGCTGGTACCCCACCCAGAGCGAATCTCATCCCACAGCCAGAGCACCGCATAGCCGCGGCGGTTGTAGTAACCGGTGCGCTCTTCCCATGTCGCGATACTGAGCGGGGACGCCTGGCACTCGAAGACGTGTCGCCCGATGACCACATCGGCCCGGTGATCTTTATCGAAGGGCACCTCGAACTGCGCCCTGAATTGAGGGAAGAGCGCGGCGGCCTGACGCTTCATCTCACGATGCCGCTCACCTTCTCCGATTGCGAGTGCGCACGACGAATCCGGTCGGTGCGCAAAGTGCGGGGTAACGATCGATCCCACCTTGAGAATCACGGGGTCGAAACATTCCGGACAGACGTGCTTGTCCGTCCTCCGTGCACTCCACGCGGCAACTGCGAGTCCGCCAGGATCAAGTGCGGTGAGCATCGCCAATCCTTTCTGCTGCAAATGAGGGGGACGTGGGGGACGTGAGGACGTCTGGGGGCGCGGCCCACATGTACGTGTGTGCGCACATGCGCGTACATGTATGGGGGTACGGAAAACGTCCCCCACGTCCCCCACGTCCCCCTTTTGTTGATTTCATAGGTTTTTTTGAGGGGGACGTGTGATTTTGACGTCCCCCTTTTGGCGTCCAACGTCCCCCTTTTTGGGGTGTTTTGGTGTTTTTCATTGAACCTGCACTAATCGTGTGGATGGTCGAGGTGGACGTGCGCATTTAGACGTCCCCCTCGTCAACGTCCCCTCGGGACTCCACATGCAGGTTCCACGTGCTCGATCCGTGGTCATCACTGAGCCGTTTGACGGTGACGATGTACCCATTAGGGAGGACATAGCGGCGATCACGCATGGTGGCGATAGCCTTACCGAGGCGTGTTCGTTGACTCTTTTCGCCCGCATCACCGAGGTCCATGTTGACCGCATCAGACGTCGCAACCTGGAAGAGTGAGGCCACTCCAACCTTGTCTCGGGAGAATCGTTCCCACCATGCACAGATAAATGCACGGTGGATCAACGCCTCGCTGTCGGCGTCGTCCGCGAACTCTTTGGCGGTGTCGAGGAAGCCCGGGATCCCGACATGGTCGAGGATGCCCCCCATCACATCGGCCCAATCCTGAAAGCTGCCCATCCGGTATTCGCCGCGTGGGCGACCGGCGGCGATCCACGAGCGGATGAGCGTCAGGCCGGCCCACACAAGGCGCCCTCGATTGCACTGGGCCCAACCGCGGAGATCGTCGTGTTTGAAGTTCGTGCGGTCTTGCGGTCGTTCGACCTGAGCATCCAATCGGATGCGGATGGATCGGCGTGCCAGGTCGCGGGACAACTCGACGTTGTTCGCTGTGAGGGTCCACACGTTGCGCGCGTCGACGTAGGCCATCTGCGAGACACCCAGAACCCGCTCACCGAACGCGCCGCGACTGATGGTGTCCGTCAATGCCGCATCTTCCACACGGCCGGTAACGTTCGGCAGGGTGATCCACTCTGGGGCCTGCAAGAGGGTGGCGAGAAGTTTTTTGCCAAAATCATCCGACCGTGGGGTGTACGCGATGGTCCGCGGATCCTGCCCGATGACGACGCGGCCCATCACCTCCGCCAGGAGGTCTTTTCCCGTGCCGGGGACGGGCGCCTCGTGCACGTGGAGCGGGGTCGCACCCGCGATCATCGCTCGCGCCGGCACCAGCAGGAGCTCGGCGACGGCATGGGCGCGATCGGCCGGCACAACGAAGGGGAAGTCGAAGAGCAATTCGTCCAGGATGAGCCGCTTCGCTTCGGCGACGTCGTCGACCGTGGGGCTCGTGGGTACGGTGGGGACCGTGAAGCCGGGCGTTGCGTCGTAGTAGGTTCGGCTCGCCTGGTGATACCCGGGGTCGGTCTCGAGCGCGCCATCCGGGGCAAAGACCGGTGAGGCCACGATGCGGTCAAGCACGGGCAGCGGAATGGTTCGGCCTGACAGCATGTTGATGATCAGGTCTTTATCGGGACGGCTCGTTGTTTCCCGCCACTCCTTGTCGATCTTTTTCATCTGATACCAATCGGCCGCGAGGACCGCTTCGCTTCGCAGGATCTCCCACGTCACCATCGTCGGGACGTAGGGGCCGGCCAGCGTCCGATCGAGCCGCACGGGGCCGGCGCCGGTGCGAAAGAGCATCGGCGGCTCGTTGCGCGCGACGATCGCGGCCCACGTGTCCCGGGACATGCGGGCCAGATCCTTATCCCCACCATCGAGGCGGGGTAATTTCTCCCCTATTTTTGACCCTACCGATTCCGCTCCTTTTTTAGTAGCGGAATCGTTGTCGGAATCTTTTTCTCCACCCACCGTAAACGTCGATGCCTTGGGCCGTTCCGCCTGATAGCCCTGCCGCGCCAGTTCTTTCGTCGCCGCCTTGAAGTCTCCGCCGTGTTCGAGGACCGTATAGGCGCCGAACCGCGTATAGGTCCGGTTCTGTTCAAATGGCGTGCTTGACGTAAAGACCTTGAGGACATCGCTACCCTTGTAGTTGGTCGTGGCGGAGACGCCTCGGTCTTTGCCCGGCCGTCGCCAGAAGTCCTCTTCACCGTGCCGACTGACCCATGTCCAGCCACGTTGCATCAGGACATCCGGCCAGGACATCCGGGCGTTATAGATATCGCCCGGCCGGTCCTGCTCTCCCTCTTTCCTGGTCGAGCCGATCGGGGGCAGCGGGGATTCATCCGGCATTTGGTCGAGCGCGCGCGCGAGCGTGTGGAGTTCGTTTCGCTCCTCTGGGGTAATGGTCACAATCGTGGCGAACGACCCGCTCAGGCGAACGTAGGGGCTGCCAGAGGCATGCACGGCGCCGTAGGACGGAGCGCAGACGACGTAGCCACCTTCACCGCGCGTCTCGATCAGGGCTTTGCCGTGCTCGTCCCGAGCGAGCTTTTGATTTCCGGCGATCTCGGAACAGCGGTAGATCAAGTGCCGACCACCGCCGGGGGTTTGGTCGAGGTAGCCCGCCTCGATCCGGTCAAGCAGATCACCTAAACCCATCGCCTCGGCGGTATCCCGGAAGAGTTTGTATGCGTGCTCGCCGTCCGGTTCCAGGCATTCCGCATTACCAGAGATCGCACCCATCACCGCGCCGATGCCGGTGGCGCCTTTGGTTTCGTACCAGCGGCGGATGCGTCCGGCGGTGGCGATGTTCGCCTGAAAGAATTTCCAGTTGGTGCTTGGGGCTTTGGTGCCGTTCTCTTGGGGCGGTACGATGGAGATGCCGGCGGAGACGGCCTCTAGCGCTTCGTCATACAGCGACCGTGGCCGCGTCGTTGCGTTACTCACCACAACGTCGGCCTCTCTATACGTGGTTGTGGGTCTTCATCGCGTGGCGCAGGATTCCGGGACCAATGCGGGGCGCCCTGGTCCGGCTTCGGCCAGCGCCAAAAATCATCGAAGTACACCAATCCACGCTCGGCGGGGTCGAGGCAGATGGCAGAGCCGTCTTTGGCGATCTTCTGGTGCCGG